CCTTAGAGAAGTCTGTGCCTTTCGGGTGCCGGCGGCGGATCATGCCGTTGACGTTCTCGTTGCTTCCGCGTTCCCAAGAGGAATACGGGTGGCAGTAATACACCTTTGTACGCTTTCCGCCGGTGATGCAGGACTGTTCCAACTGATCGGCCAATGCAAACTCCGTGCCGTTGTCCACGGTGATGCTTTTATAGATGGCGCTGAATCGCTCTGCCCCCAGTTTCTTTTCCAGCGCATTGATGGCCTGCACAGTCGTTTCGGCGCGGCGGTTCGGCACCAATATAATATTTTCGTTCCGGGTCTTTCGCTCTGTCAGCACCAGCAGCGCAACCGTGCTTTTTCTCTTTCCCGAATATACCGTGTCCATTTCCCAGTGTCCGAACTCTTCACGGGTCTTTACTTCCTCCGGGCGCTTCTCGATGCTCTCACCGGCCGGCGCACGGGTCGGGCCTTTCGTTTTGACTTTTTTGTAATCGCCTTTGTGCACTCCATGCCGTGGTAGCGCCTTTTGTGTCAGGTTTAGGAACACGCCCTTTTTAATGTAGCTGTATATCGTAGGCACCGATATATGTGTTTTGAACATCCGCCCCTCTTCCCGTGCGTAACCATACACCGCGGCCGGTGAGCAGTCCTTATCTATAATGGTCCGCTCAATGTACTCTGCAAGTTCATGGTCCTTGCCGATTTTCAGGTTTGGTCCTTTCTCCCGCAGATGTGTTTGATACCGCTGTTCTGCAATGTCCGGGCTGTATGTCGGGATCAGTTCCCACGTTGTTCCGTTCAGCCGGTCATAACTGCCCCGCTTCAATTCACGGTACACCGTAGATGGGTCCACCCGCAGCTTTTCTGAAATCTCCCTGACTTTCAATCCGTCTTTCAGCCACTTTTCAATTCGGATTCTGTCTGTGATCGTAAGATGTTTGAACACTCGCACGCCGTTTTCCTCCTTTCATTTTTGGCGTTTCTTTTCGTTTTAAGCGTAAATTATACGGTGCACCGTTGTCAATGCGCAAACTTTCCACACTTTGCACTTTTCCTTTGTGCAAAACTCCCAGACAAATAAAAAACTCCCCGCCAGCGGCCCGGTCAGAGCCACCAGTGGGGAGTTGTCATTTAGTCATCTTCAACAGGAAGTGCTTTCACTTTCTTATAAAGTTCGGTTCCCGTCCCGTTTCCACCAAGTTCATGGTAGGAGCCGTAGACGTATTCCATGTTCTTCAACCCGTCCACGTCCACCTTGCCTTTTGCCAGGTAATAGCGGCAGGACTGGTACAGCCGGTCATGCAGCAGGGCAAGCAGGCCCTTTCTCTGTGCCTTGATGCGCTTCACCAGCACAGTGCACAGCACGCCCAGGCCGCTTGTGGTCAGGCCCAGCACCCATGTCAGCAGGTATTTCAATGTTTCGTGCACCATCGTTATACCCCCGGCTTCTTACCGTCCTGGTCGAAATGGGCCACGGTAGTTGTTGCAGCGTTCTTCTTTTCCATGTAGGTTGCCAGCTTTTTCTTGCTGAATTTGAACACAACTTCCACGATCCAGTCAAGCGTGCGCTCGTTGATTGCCCAATCCAGCCAGTCCGGCGTAAAGCCGCGCAGGGTCGCAATGACCTGCTTCTTCTTTTCTTCGCCCATCTTGCTGCCAACGATGTTCGTTTCTGCCCACTCGATCCACTTATAGACCGTCTTGGCAATGACCACGCCGTAGCCCAGGCGTACCGCAAACAGCGCGGTGACAATCATGCCCACGACCATGAAGATGAACGACAGCCATGTAGGGAATGCCATAAGGAAAGATTTCATGATTTCCATAACGATACCTCCGCTCGTTTCTGCTTACAGTGTCCAGCGGCTCTTTGCTTCGCGCACATCAACGTGCACCCAGCCCGCCGGACGGCCTTTCTTTACCGGGTAGCGTCCGATGCCGCCGGTGTTCTTCAGCAGCGTTTCCGCATAATCAGCCACAGCTTCCACACTTACGCCCTGCACACGGATGTCAGCAGCCTTGCCGTAGCAATGCTGGCTGTATGTAGCGCCCTTGACGTTCTTGTTGTGGGCGGCCGTGCGGAACGCGCTGGTGATGGTCAGCGGCTTCCCGAAATGGTCACGGATCTGCTGCAACAGCTTTACAAGATCCGTGTCCACAAACACCGGGTCGCTGCCATCCTTACACCGGAACTCCTTCACGCTGAAGTTCTTGCTCAACGCCTTGCTCCCGTCCTTCGCATAGGAATATGCTTTGATTGCCATTGTTCTGCTCACTTCTTTCTTTTTTGATGATATAGAATTTCCCGTATGTCTGGTTCAGCTTGTGTTTCAGCGCCATGCACTCGCAATGGCTCAGAACGCCGCGGTAGCTGCCAATGGTGCGCTCCACGCTCTCGGCTGTGATCTCGCCCGCCTCATACTGTGCCAGCACCTGTGAAAGCCGCAGCTTGATGCCGCGTATCGTGGTGTGACGTAGGCGGCGGTGTGTCGGCCACACCCTCACGCCCACAAACTCTACACCCTGTTTCAATGGCTGGATGCTGGTTTTATGGTTCAGAGCAAGATTCAGCTCCCTGCGCAGGAATGCGGCAATCTCGTCCCGGATGTGTGCAAGTTCCTGCTTGTCGTGCCCGATGATGATAATGTCGTCCATGTACCGGATGTACCAGTGGATGTGCAGCGTATGCTTCACATACTGGTCCAGAACATCGAGGTAGATATTGGCGAACATCTGGCTGGTCAGGTTTCCGATTGGAACGCCGGTGTCCTCTAACCGGCACTCTGGCGGCACTTCGTCCGCGCTCATGCCCTCCGGCAATCCAAACTTCGTCTGGTCACTGTGCAGGATCACGCGGAACAGCCACATCATGCGCGGGTCTGCGATCTTCCTGTTCAGGATCTTCAGCAGTATCTCATGGTCTATCCGGTAGAAATACTTTGAAACATCCAGTTTCAGCGTATAGGCCGGACCGCCTCTGTCTGCCTGCCGCATCCAGTATTGCAGTTGATCCAGCGCCGCGTGTGCCCCTTTGCCCTTGCGACACGCATAGCTATCCGAAATAAAGCCTTTATCGAATATGGGAAATACAACTTGGTAGATACCCCACTGCACAACGCGGTCAGGGTAGTGCAGCGCCATAGCCATGCGCAGCACAGGCCGCCGGATCCAGAAGATCCGGTACGACCCTACCTTATAGGTCTGCTTAACCAGACGGTTTCCCAGGATGATGCAGTATTCTGCTTTGCGCTGCTCAAAGATCAGCACCTCATCCCGGTGCTTCTTTCCCTTGCTGGCGTGGTAGTGCGCCAGCATCAGGTTGTCGAAAGCCACCACCTGGATAAAGATGTTTTTGTATGTTTTCATTCACAGCCTTCCGCACCCGTGGCATATACGGCCACTCCCCACCATTCACCGGGCGGTGGGATATTCCGGCCATTCTCCCCGGTATACTGTCTGCCTTGATGCGAATACAAATTTTTCGTGCAGCGCTCCCCGGCGCTGCCGACGGATCCTGACCCCTTTTGCCCGCGTAATCCAGCCCATCTTTTCAGGCAAGCTGTGATTCATCTGGCGGGGAAAAGCGGAACGCCGCCCAATGTTGCCGTTGGCGTTGGACCGCACATTGTTGAGGTTCAGCTTGAACACGCCCGCGTTGGAAGTGTTGTTCCAGCTGCCGCCCCGGATCGGGATGCGTAAATGATGGTCATGCCCCAGATATGTGAAAAAGGCAAGCAGCCTATTTAGACTGCTTGCCATCCACATACTTTAAGTAATTGCCGATCATGCCACCGATGGCCCCGGTGTATCTGCTCCATGTTGCGTACTGGTGCATCGTGATACACACCACAGGCTGCGGCGGGGTTTCCGGTGCTTGCCCGTCCCCGCGCTTCTTGCGCTTTTTCTTCGGCTCGGTGCCCTGCGGGTACAGTCTGGGATTCGCCGCCTCGTCAAGATAGTCCCGTAAGTCCAGCAACAGGGTGTCGAACTCGCGCAAGGTGTCGCGCTTGTAGTATTTCTTCTGGATCACGTTGCAAAGGTGCAGCATATCATACATGGTTTCCCGGATGCGTTTTGCAAGGCCATACTTTTCAATTCGCGGAAACTGTACCAGGATGGGGCTTCCGTAATTTATCATGTCCTTTACCGCCTGCTTCAAGCGGTAGCCTCCGTTCTGCGTGTTCATCTGCTGCAGCTTTTCACTTTCAATACTGTTCATGTCACATCATACCCAGGTTCTAAAAATATAGGGGTGGCTATCGCCACCCCATCGGTTTACTGTCGTTCGGTTTGCGGTTTGCCCCTCTTATCAGAGGGAACCCACGAAAGCGGAACGCCGCCCAAGGCTGCCGTTGGCGTTGGACCGCACATCGTCGAGGTCCAGCTTGAACACGCCCGCGTTGGAAGTGTTGATCCACCTGCCGCCCCGCATCGGGACGCGCTCGCCCTGGTTGATGGCATACAGATCATCGCCGCCGTAATCGCCGCCCGGCTCCTGCGGATAAACGCCGATGCCGTAAAGGATCTGCGGCACCGTGGACAACGTAGTGCCCAGAGAGGTAAAGCCGGTTCCGTGACCGTCCGTGCTCTGGCCGGTCAGTGCATCGGTGACAAAGGTCCACTTACCGCTGCGCCAATCCAGCTTGATGGTGCCTGCCGTGCCGGGAGCCACAAGGCTACCGTCTGCGGTAATGGCTTTCCACAGGCTGCTGGCAGAGGAAACGTCAGCGGTGGACAGTGCGGCATCGTTGTGCTGGATGATCTGGACTTCGCCATCCATCAGGCGCATACCGGTGGCCCACTCCCACGCATTGCCGTTCAGGTCGGCAATGCCGGTCAGGTCGTTGTTGTGGTTCCAACTCACAGGGCCAGAGCCGGTCAGGGTCAGGTTTACCTTGCCGTTGCTGTCGTAGTTGGCCGGGGTGCCCTTCTCCCAGGCATGGGCATGGTCAGCGCCATAGTTGTTGTTGCCGCGGGGCATAAAGCCGTTGGCACGGCACCACAGCTGGATAGCTGCATACATGGCGTTGGTCGCCAGCGTCCAGCCCTCGCCCTTGCTGCGGCTCTGGCTCACAGCGGTGTCGAAGTTCACGTTGACCGCCGGGGCCTGCATGGGCAGGCTGCAGGGCACGCCGTTCACCAGCGTATCATGGTACTTGCCGATGCAGAAATAGGGCTTCTCCACACCATCCAGCTTAAAGGCCGGCAGCACCGTATCATCGCCCACACCCACATCCTTGTAGGTCAGCTTATTGATGGGCACCACCACGCTGGGCAGGCCAAACTTATCCAGCAGGGCGGTGTTCTTGCCGCCAGAAATACCCTCAATGGCGGCCTTGAAGTCAGCAAAATTGGTCATAGTGTTTCGCTCCTTTCACTTAGTCGATGGCCCACAGGGTCAGGGTGCAGCGGGAAATATCGAACTTCACGGGGATCTTCGTGGTCTGCTCCACTTCGCCCTCGCCATCCATGGCCGGCGCCTTTTCCACTTTCTCGGTGTAGGCGCGGGCGGGAATGTCGATCTGCGCTGCATAGGACAGATCATCATCGTTCTTGCCAATGGAGGTAGCCAGAGCACCATCCCAGTTGCGCACAACGTCAATGTGCACAGGCTCGTCTTTCTCGTACT